GCGCTTCTTGCACGCCGCAGACACTCCGACCTTTTTGGTGGCAGCACCGTGGGTAGCCGCGGCGTCCCCAAGAAGCCTCACCTTGGCGTCGTCAAGGGTGCCGCCGACAAGCGCGAGCGCGACGGGTTCACCCCCGATCGCCCCGCTGCCTACTCTCCAGACGAGCCCGACTGGAAACGGGTGTTCGGCCGCGACAAGCGCGCCGCCGAAGACGCGCACGACGAGTGGACGCTGACCGTTCTTGAGCTTGAGCGCCGCGGCATGCTCACGCAGACCGATGTGACCACCGTCGTCGACTACTGCCTCTGCCATGCCCGCGTCCTCCAGTGCGAGCGCCGCCTCTCCAACAAGGGATTCATCGTCCCCGGCGCCAACGGTCCCGTGAAGAACCCCGTCGCCACGCTGCTCAACCAGTGGCGCGGCACGCTCCAGCGACACCGTGCCGACCTCGGCCTGTCGCCGATGGCGAGGATGCGACTCGGCCGCGAAGAGGAGGCGCCGCCCGATGACGACTCGGACCTCAACGAGAAGCCGCCAGTCTGACGCCTCCGTCGCCGCTGGCGACCGCGCCGTCAGCTTCTTCTGTAAGCGCCTCTCGCTGTCGAAGGGCCGGCAGATCCCGTTCGTCCCGACGCCCGACCAAGCCGCCTACCTGCGCGCCGTCTTCGGCACGCTCAACCCCGACGGCCGCCGCCGGTACCGCACCGTCTACCGCGAGGTGCCGAAGAAGAATTCGAAGACGTCGGACACGGCCGGCTGCCTGCTGAAGTGTCTGTTCGATGAGGACGAGTTCGGCGGCGAGGTCTATTCGGGCGCTGCGACTCGCGACCAGGCCGGCCAGACCTACCGCAAGATGGCGTCTTCCGTCCGCGCCGCGCCTGCGCTATATCCGAAGTTCCGCGGCAAGCCGGTGAAGCTCTACGACCGCGACAAGCGCATCTACGTCGCCGCCCTCGAGGCGTTCTATCAGGCACTCTCGTCTGACGCGAACTACGAAGACGGGATCGAGCCTTCGGCGGCCGCCGTCGACGAGCTACACCGCCATAAGTCGCGTGACCTACTGGACGTGATCCAGGAGGGCATGGGAGCGAAGTCGCAGCCGCTTCTCTTCATCAACACGACGGCCGGCGCCTACCAGACTGGCCCGGCGTGGGACATGCATGAGTACGCCCTCGCGGTCCTCTCCGGCGAGCATGTCGACCCGACGTTCCTGGCGCAGGTGTACGCCGCACCGTCGACGTGCGCCAAGGACGGCAGTTGGGAGGATGAGGCCGTCTGGTACGCCTGTAACCCCATGCTGCAGGCAGGTGTGCTCGACATCGAAGACTTCCGCCGCGCGCACCGACAGGCGCAGCGCATCCCGTCGGCAAAGCGCGCGTTCCTGCGCCTGCGCCTCAACCAGTGGGTCGCCCTCGATGAGTCGTGGCTCGACGGCGGCGAATGGGATGCCTGCGGCGCCGAGCTGCTGCCGCTGAACCCGCTCAAGGAGTGGGCAGGTCGCCCGTGCTGGGGCGGGCTCGACCTGTCGTCAACCTCCGACTTTACGGCGCTGGCGTGGCTGTTCGCGCGCGACGACGGCGGCTTTGACGTGTGGCTGCAGTTCTTCTATCCAAAGCTCTCCCTGCCGGACCGCCGCGAGAAGCGGCAGGACATCGAAGAGTGGGCGCGGGCCGGGTACATCAAGCTCACCGACGGGCCGTCCGTCGACTACGGGTTCGTGGCCGCCGCCATCAAGCGCGGCTGTGAGGCGTTCGATGTGCGCGAGATCGGCTTCGACCCGTGGCACGGCAGCAACGTGACCGACCACGAGATCGCCCGCGACGTGCCGGTGACGATGACGAAGGTCGCTCAGTATCCGAAGGTCATGAACCCCGCCTGCCGCATGCTCGAAAAGCTCGTCGCCGACCGCGACATCCACCACTTCGGGAATCCCGTGCTCGCTTGGATGGTCAAGAACGTCATCCCCGAGGTGAACCCCTACGAGGCCATGCGCCCGAGCAAAGGCAAGTCCAAAGACAAGATCGACGGCGCGACCGCGATGCTGATCGCCCTGGAGCGCGCCATAGCCCCGCAGGAGGCCAAGGGCTTCTCCGGCGTCGTCGCCGTGTAGAAAAGTGGTCGCGGCTCCCCGCTTGACACCCCGCACGATAGGGGAGGTCAACGCGGAAGGACGCTACTTGCGCTACCTCATCACCGCGCTCGACATCGCCGGCGCCGGGCTTCTGGCGGGTGGGCTCTGCCTACTCGCCAGCCTTGCTCACCCATACCTCGCCATCACAGTCGCCGGCGCGCTCTGTCTCGCGGTCGCGTTCGTGCTCGAGCCGGGTAAGCGGGGACTCAAGTGAGCTTCCTCACCAAGGCGGTCGGAGCCATCAAATCCGCCGGCGACACCGTACCCCTCCCGGAGTCCTGGCTTGAGTTCTTCGGCGGAAGCCCGACGCATGCCGGCGAGCCGGTCAATTCCGAGACGGCCATGCGTCACTCCGCCGTCTACGGGTCACGCCGCATCATCGCCTACACGATCGCCGGTCTACCGGCCGACGTTCTGGTCAAGAAACCAGCCGCCGCCGGTCGCTTCGTCCGCGAGCCGGTCACGCCGGAACCACGATGGCTGATGCGCCCGAACGCCGAGCAGTTGTGGCCTGAGTTCGTCGCTCAGGCCGTCGACTCTCTTCTCGGCGATGGCAATCTCTTCCTCGACACATCAACAAAGGGGCGCGACGGCAGGCCCGGCCAACTCTTCGTGCTCAATCCCCGTGCTGTCACCGTGGGTCGCATGACGAGCAACAACGAGCTGGTCTACCAAGACCCGAAAGGCATCCTCAATCGGCAGAACCTCATCCACGTCCGTGCTCTGACGCTGCCCGGTTACGACCGCGGACTCTCGCCGCTCGAGATGGCCCGGCAGGAAGTCGGCATCGGCCAGGCAGCTCAGAAGTACCTCGCCAAGTTCTACGTCAACGGCTCGACTGTAAGCGCGGTGCTCGAGTTCCCGCCCGACATGACGAAGGAACAGGTCACCGAGAATGCGACGACCTTCAAGGAGCTCTACACCGGGTCGGCCGACAAGGCCCACACCGTCGCCGCGGTGGCCGGCGCCTCGTACAAGCCGATGGGCCTCACGAACGAGCAGTCGCAGTTTCTTGAGCTGCGCCAGTACGGCGTCGTCGACATCGGCACGCGGATCTACGGCATCCCGCCACACCGGCTCGGGGCGCTGCTTGACAAGCCGCAGTTCGGCAACTCGATCGAGCAGTTCAACATGGCCTTCGTCCAGGACGCCATCATGCCGTGGACGACACTGCTCGAAGCAGCCTTCCGACGCTACGTGCTGCCTCAGCCCCAGTACCTGCACTTTGGCCTGAACGGTCTCATGCGGGGCGACTCCAAGAGCCGCGCCGCCTTCTACCTGACGATGCGCCAGCAACTCGGCGTGCTCAACGGCGACGACATCCTCGCCTTCGAGGACATGAACCCGATGCCGGACGGCAAGGGCCAGCAGTATTGGATGCCGGCCAACACCTACCTCGTCGGCGACCAGGGCTTCCCGATCCTGCCCGAGCGGCAGTCCCCACCCAGTGACTCAGCCTCTGAGGGAGGTTCTGTATGAATCCAGACACTCGCTTCAAGAGCCTGCCTTTCGAGGTCAAGGCCGTCGACTCCAAAGACCGCACCCTCGAAGGCTACGCGGCTGCGTTCCTCAACGTCGACTCGTGGGGCGACCGACTCATGCCGGGCTGCTTCGCGAAGACGATCCAGGAGAACGCGGGCCGCATCAAGGTCTGCCGCCAGCACGACTCGTGGGACGTGATCGGCAAGCCGATCGAGCTGCGCGAAGACGAGATCGGCCTGTTCACCCGCTCGCACATCTCCAAGACGCAGAGCGGCGACGAGGTGCTTGAGCTGGCCAAGGACGGCGTGCTCACCGAGATGAGCATCGGCTACCGGCTCATCCCCGACAAGTTCGCCGAGAACGACTGGGGCGGCTACGACATCTACGAGCTCAAGCTCATGGAGTACAGCCCTGTCACATGGGCCGCGAACCCGCTGGCCCGCATCACCGGCGTCAAGAGCAGTGATGTGTCATCGCTGCTGCGTGTCACCGATCCAGGCGACCCCGCGGCCGTCCAGGCCGCATTCGTGAAGCTCCAGGCACTGCTCGGCACTGAGCCGGCTTCAGCCACTCAGCCGCCCAGAGCAGCCGCCATCCCGACGACCGAGCCGGTCCCAGACCACTCGGCCATCAAGGCAGTGGTCCGTGACTACTGCACCGCACAGGCAACCCTCAGAAAGGAGCTCCCCAAATGGGCGAGTTCGATGATCTGATCCAGGCGGTAAAGAGCGGCACTCAGGCGACCGAGGCGATGATCTCCGAGTTCCGCGAGAAGAAGAGCAAGGAGCTGGCGGCAGAGGTGCCGGCCCTCGACAAGCAGCTCGCCGACGCGGTCGAGCAGGCCAAGGCCGACATGAAGGCCGAGATCGATGCACTGCGCGGCGAGGTCGACGAGAAGACGTCGGCAACGCGGCCGGACGTCGGCGACAGCACGCCGCCCGATTTCAAGAGCATCGGCGAGTTCCTCCAGAAGGCCATGCGCGGCGAGATCGAGCGCAAGGACTTCGGTGAGGGTTCCGGCGGCGTCGGCGGCTACATGGTCCCCGACCAGTTCATCCCGCAGATCCTCAACATCCCGATGGAGAAGGCGATCGTGCGGCCGCGCGCAACCATCGTTCCCATGGGTTCCGACACGGCCAAGATCCCGGCGCTCAATGCGACCAGCCACGCGACAAACTTCTTCGGCGGCATGCTCGGCTACTGGCTCGGCGAAGCGGACGCGATCACGACCTCGGCGTGGACCGCCAAGGAAGTCAGTCTGGCCGTCAACACCTTGGCCGCAGCCGGCAAGGTGAGCAAGCAGCTGCTCAACGACAGCCCGCTCGCCATGGACAACGTCATCGCCAACGCCTTCGGCGAGATCATCGCGTTCATGGAGGACCAGGCCTTCATCGACGGCAACGCCGCCGATAAGCCGCAGGGCATCATCGGCAGTGACTGCGAAGTCGCCGTGACCAGGGCCGGAGCCACCGCCATCGCCACCGCCGACATCCTCGGCATGCTGGCCCGGTTCCTCGGCCTCGAGGACCGTGCCGTGTGGATGGCAAACCGCGACTGCCTGCCGCAGCTCTACGCGCTGAAGGATGCCAACGACAACAGCATCTTCGTGCAGAACCTCGCCGCGGCCGGGCCGCCAACCCTCATGGGGATCCCGCTCATCTGGACCGAGAAGGCCTCGGCGCTCGGCACCAAGGGCGACCTCATGCTGGCCGACTGGAACTACTATCTGATCGGCGACCGCCAGCAGGTCATCGTCGACTGGTCCGACCATGTCGCGTTCCTCAACATCCAGAGCGTCGTGCGCCTCTACGAGCGCGTCGACGGCAAGCCGTGGATGGACACGACATACACGCCTCGCAAGGGCGTCGCCAAGTCGCCCTTCGTCATCCTCAACTGAGCCTGGGAGGCAATCATGGCAACCCAGAAGCTCTCGGAGCGGAGGAAGTTCGACATCGGGCTGATTCCGCAGACGATCAGCAACAGCAACAAGACAGGCGCCTACTACGACATGCGCGGCTGGCGCAAGGCGATGGCCATCTGCATCGACGGCGCCTCGGCCATCAACAAGGCCACGCAGGTCGAGTTCCTGCAGGCGACCGACGCCGCCGCCACCGGGGCCAAGGTTGTGAAGCAGGGGAACGCCACCACCGGGACCGAATCGGCGGCTCTGGCGGTCGTCGCCGCAACCGCGGCGGCAGACGTCACCGAGGCGACCATCGCCTTCGGGACGGTGTTGAACGCGACCACGATCACGATCAACGGTCTGGTCTTCACTGCCCACACCGATACGACCACCGCCGCCGATCGTGAGTTCTCGATCAGCGGCGATGACACCGCGGACGCCGCAGCCTTCGCGACGCTCGTGAACCACGCCACCTACGGCGTGCCCGGCGTCACCGCGGTTGCCGTCACCGGAACCGTGACCCTCAGTGCAACGGACGCGGGTGAGACGTCGATCGACGTCTCGACCAGTGCCATCGCCACCGCCGTCATCGCCGTCACCAAGCAGATGCTCTACTGCGAAGTGGACACCGGCGACATGGACATCGACGGCGGCTTCTATTGGCTGGCCGTGAAGGTCACTAAGGCAGGCAACGGCATCGTCGGTGCGGTCCTTGTTCGCGAACCCGCCGACTACCCGCATGCGCAGGTCGCTGCGGCCGGAACGGTCCTGTAGGACGCGATGGTGCGCACGCTCGCCATCAAGCGGCACAGGCGCACAGGGCGCATGGATGCCCGGCGGGGGCTCACGCTCCCGCCGGGCCTCTGCGCCATCGCTCCCGACGTGCGCCCGGACCGTAATCAGGCGGCCGATCCATCGCTCCGCACGCAGGCAGACCAGATGATGCCCCGTCATGGCTGACCCCGCCATCACATCCATAGCCCCGACCGGCGGCAGCCTCGACGGCGGCACGGCTGTCGTCATCACCGGCACCGACCTCGGCACCCCGATCGCCGTCGCGTTCGGGTCCGAGGCGGCGACCTCGTTCGCCGGCGCATCGGCCACGCAGGTCTTCGCCGTCGCTCCGGCGGGCACCGGCACGGTGCATGTCACCGTCACGACCGCCGAAGGCACATCGGCCGAATCGACGGCCGACCAGTTCACCTACGGCGCCGCCCTGTTCACCATCGCCGAGGCCCGCGCCTACCCGTTTCGGTCGACCTTGCCGCTGGCCGACGCGACGCTCTACTCAGCCGCTGCGGTCGCCGCTGCCGAAGAGTCCATCCGCGAGCTGTTCACGCGCTCCTGCGGCGTCGCGTTCCTGCCCACGACCATCACGGAGACGCGCGACGGCGTCGCATCTCAGGTGCTGCACGTCTCGCAGAGGAACCCAGTCCGCGAGACGCCGCGCCAGTCATTGACCGTGAGCGCCGCATCCATCGACGGGACGGCGCTGACAGCCGACGAACTGGCCGCCATCAAGGCCCACCCGGACGGGCGCCTCGTGCGCTCCGACGGCAACACCTGGTCGAGCTCCACCGACTATGAGGATCTCGCCGTCTCCGTCACCTACACGCACGGCTGGGCTGCCGTCCCAGCGCCGATCCACGACGCCGCCCTGCGCATGGCTGCCGTCATGCTCGTGGGCAGCGACATCCCCGAGTCGGCCGTCAGTTTCTCCGACGACGGCGCTACCTATCAGCTCGCCCGCCCCGGCCGCGCCCCGCATTGGACCGGCATCGACTACGTCGACTCCCGGCTCGCCATGTTCGCCGAGAACGCGGCGGTGATCGCCTGATGGCCTACTCCGTCGTCTTCACGCTGCCGAGCGTCATCCGCCAATTGCTGCAGGACAGCTCCGACCTCGCCGGGGTCGAGATCCTCACCGGGCCGCGCCAGATCGCCGGTGGCAAGCCATCGCTCGCCGCCCAGAACTTCCGCGCCACCGCGAGCCGCCCCATCACCGGCGGCTACCGGCGCGAGGCAGGCACCTTCATGGTCTACGCGCACGTCGAGGTGAGCGGTGCCGGAGAGGATGCGATCGACGCGGCCCGCGAGGATGCGGACGGGCTGCTGGAGGCCGTCTCCGACGTGCTCGACGCCGACTACACCATCGACGGCAACGTGCTGCACTGCGACGTCACTGAAGTCGTTGAAGACGACCAGGGCGTGACCGACGCACCCGCCGGCCACACCTTCACCGCTCACGTCACCGTGAGCTTCACCGCCGACGTCCGACCAGGAGCGTGACCGAATGTCCGAGACCGTGAAACTCGTCTACAGCGGCCCCAGCGCCGTCGTCGTCCCCGACGCCGGACTCGTGGCCGAACCCGGCAAGCCCGTCAACATCCCCACCGAACTGGCCGCCTCGCTGCTCGCCCGCCCCGACTGGGCCAAGGCCAAGGCAGAGAAGGTCGCAAAGGAGCGTGAGAGTTAAATGGCGCACACGATCACCAGAGATTCAAGAGGCAGCCAGGCGCAGCTCGGCTACAAGGTCGAGACCACCTACGGCGCCGCCGCCGTCGTCGACAGTTTCCTGCCTACTGTCCCGCCGATCGGGCTCAAGCCGCGCGTCGGCATGATGAGCTCGGCCGCTCGCGTCCCTGGACGCATCAGCCGCCTCATCAGTTCGGACGTCCACTACGACGAAGGCGGCGAGGGCACACTCACGCTGGAGGCCACGCAGGCCGACATGCTGGAGTTCCTCCGCTGGGCCATCGGTGATGCGCCGACGAGTGCCGCCCAGGGTGGCACCGCCGCCTACCTGCACACCTTCGAGAAGAACCTCGCAGCCGCCGCCATGAGCATCGCCGGAACGGCCATGACGATTCAAACCGGCGTACCGATGCGCGGCGGCGCCGTCGAGCCGTTCACCTTCTCGGGCTGCAAGTGCATGAGCTGGGGCCTCAACTGCTCGCCCGGCGAGATCGCCCAGCTCGAGTTCACCATCGACGCCCAGAGTGCCGTCCACACGGTCGACCTCGCGACGCCGACCTACCCGGCGAAGCACGCCCCGTTCTCATGGCGCGACGCGGCCGTGGTCAAGCGCGCCGGTACGGCACTGCCCGGCGTCAACTCCGTCGCCTTCACCGCCGAGAACGGCCTCACCGGATCCGACCGCAAGCAGTTCGACGGCACCGCCAAGTACGCCGAGCCGAAGCTGTCCGGCGAGCCCAGCGCGACGCTGGCGCTGGAGATCGAGCCGTCCAACCTCGCCCTCACCTACGACGACTGGGCCAGCAACACCGGCCGCGCGTGGATCGTCGAGTTCGTGAGCCCGACGGCGGCCGCGGCCGGCTACTACTACACGTTCCGCATCACCATCCCGGATGGCTACATCCAGGGAGAGCCGCCCGAGGTCAACAGTGAGGAGCTGCTCACGCACTCGCTGAACATCCAGGCGAACGACAACGGGACCGACCCGCTGTACAAGGTCGAGGTCATCTCACTTGAGGCCAGCATCTAGGCCATGCCAGTCGGCGGCTCAGCCCCCTCTGCCTGAGCCGCTCCCACCTGCAGAGGGAGAGGAACCAATGTCTGATGCACTGAAAATCGACATCGACATCTCCGGGTGGACACTGCGCGAGCAACTCGCCTACCGGGAGAAGGTCGGCGTCAACCCGCAGTTCGCCTACGCGGAGATGATCGACGCCTTCTTCGAGCTCAAGACCGAGAACGACGCCGTGAACATCCCGGCCGAGTACCTGCTCGGCTTCGTGTGGGTCACGCAGCGCCGCGGCGAGAAGCCGCAGACGTGGGATGAGCTGCTCGACGCCGTCAAGTATGAGGAGCTGCTCGAGGCGTTCATCGACGCGCTGGAGCCGGTCGTGAAGGCGGCTGCCGAAGACCTGGACGAACTTAAACGCCCTACGAGGGCGGGCAAGGGCAAGAAGAAGACCGCCCCGGCCCGCACGACCCCCTCATCCCGGAGCTCCGAGTCGTAATGTCGATTTGCTGGCACTTCAAGTGGTCCAAAGCCGACTTCCTCTCACTGACGAACGATGAAGTCGATGCCGCCGCTTGGGTTGCCCGGAAGACCTCGGAAGGCTGACCAGTGGCTGTCGGCGGCTACTACTTCGATGACCGGGAGCTCAAGCTGTTCGCGCAGCGGCTTGAGGAGTACGCCGGCAGTGTCAAGGATCTGAGCAAGCTCTACCGTGAGATCGGCAAGTACGCGGGCAACTACGTGAAGGCCCACGAGCCGCTGCCCTCGTACGACACGTCGAAGAACTCCGCCAGCCACCTGCCGCTCGGCTACATGCAGTCGCGTACCAAGGGCGGCGGCGGCAAGTCGGGCGCGTGGGTCACCATCTCCGACGTCCCGTATCTCTACCTCCACGAGTTCGGCGGCGGCTCGCGCTGGTACCGGGGCGCGCGCCAGTACGAGACCGCCGTCATCGGCATCTCCAAGGGCGGGCACGACATCACGCGCCGTCGCCGAGTCGCCCACGGGCACACCGTCTACACCCTGCCCCGCGTCTATGACGGCCGCTTCATCTGGAACGTCGCCTACCGCCTCAGGAACTACATCGGCGAGAAGCTGGCCGGCGGGCTGCAGATCATGGCCGCAGAGCACGGCCTGCTCTCCAGCCTCGAAGACAAGACGCTCATCATCCCGAAGAACTCCGGCCCGCGGGGCTGACACTTGGCTGAGAACAGCATCA